CAATGACATAAAACTATTTAAGTGGGCAATAGCTCTACTGTTAATACCAGTAGCTTTAGCCTTCTTTGGTAAAGATAGCTATCGTTATCCGTGCCAAGACCCTGCAAACTGGGAAAAAGATTTCTGTAAAGTACCGATCTGTGACGTTAACCGAACTTGCCCAGAACATATTTTTAAAGGTCAACGCGACCCAAGACTTGGACCTCCTAAAGATGGACAAACTCAAACAAATAATCAATCATTTGCACCAACAGGTGCTTGTGTGGCACAACAAACACAAGGGGTTAACTGTGGAAAGTAACACAATTATCTATACTGAAGATCAGCTAATGGCGCGCCTAAAATTCTTTATTGGCATCTGTCTTGCGCTTACATTAACTGGCATCGTGTTTGTAGTGCTATACTCAATTATTTTTATTACTCAGCCACTAAACGCTATTAGTCCTATTGACCAAAAGTTTTTTGAAATGATTATTCCAATTGCTACTTTTTTAACAGGTACGCTATCAGGAATTATGTTAGCTGGCGGTAGCAAAGAAGAGATGGAAATGAAGCGTGACATGATTAAACAAGCACAAGAGAATTCAAATACTTATGCTAAAGCTAATCCAGTAAAAATAGAGCCTACGTTTAATCCAGGGTTTTCTACTACTCAAGGCTTTAATGGAACCAGTGCTCCGAGTACTAATATTATTTATATTAATGGCAAACCTGCTCCTCAACAAGCACCACATCCGGAGATTTAAATGGATAACGTAAAAATTATGTTATCACAAGATCCAGCGGTTAGTAGTAAGCGAGTAGTTACTTTTTTAGCATTTTTATTATGTGCTGCGGCTTTTATAGCCATGATACTTGGGCATCCTATAGATCAAAAACTATTTGATTCTATGATGTATATTGTAGTTGCAGGTTTAGGATTTACAGCAAGCGAAAAGTTTGCACCAACTAAGGAAATTAAATGAAAAAAATTATTGTAGCCATTATTGCTAGTTTTGCACTTGTTTCTGCACTAGCTTGCGAAGCACATGCCGCAGCAGAAACCAAAAAAGTCTGTAAAGAAAAAACAGACAAAGCTGGCAAGCCTGTTTTAGATAAAGCAGGTAAACCTCAAGAAGAGTGCAAAACTATTAAAGTGCACCAAAAACTTGAAAGTACTAAAGTTGAAGAAGCCAAGAAGAAGTAAATTTATATTTGACAAGCAAACCTAGGTCTGCTATAATATAAACAGGCAGACCAATTTTATCAATCTTACAAGGAAGTTTATGGCAAGTGGTAAAAGAGCAAGACGCGACAATGTAATTCAATTGGAACGTAACCCAGTAGAGTATGGATTTACTGATGTAAAACCCCTAAACTTTATACAGGCAGAGTATCTAAGAGCAATTCAATCTAATCAAATAGTATTTGGTGTAGGAAGTGCTGGAACAGGTAAGACGTATGTAGCAGCAACTTATGCTGCGGGAGAACTCTTTCATAGACGTATTCAGAAAATAATTCTGACTAGACCCAACGTAGAAACAGGACGTGGGCTAGGATTTTTACCAGGTACACTAGAGGAGAAATATGCTCCTTATCTAGAACCTTTCGACAATGTGTTTACTCGTAGCCTAGGAAAAGGTTTCTATGAGTACGCGTTAAAAGCAAAAACAATTGAGCCTAAACCACTGGGCTTTATGCGAGGTGCAACATTTGATAATTGCATCGTTCTTTTAGATGAAGCACAAAACGCTACAAAAGAAGAAATGAAAATGCTGCTATCACGCATTGGTAAAAACTGTAAAATGATTATATCAGGCGATGTAGATCAAAGCGATATTCCTGACTCAGGACTATCAGACGCAATTCACAGACTAGACTGTATCCCAGACATTGAAGTTGTCCGATTTATGGATGACGATATTGTCAGATCTAAAATGTGTAAGCAAATTATTTTAGCTTATCGAGACTAAGTATGGCAAAAACATATACACCAACATCAGGAATGGCTAGTGCAGCCAAACGTGCACTAAAATGGAAAAGTGAAGGCGAGCCAGGCGGTACATTGGTAGGTTTAGCACGAGCAAATCAACTAAAAGACCGAGACCCGCTAACAGCATCAACAGTATTACGAATGTATAGCTTTTTTAACCGTCATGAAGTAGACAAACAAGCTACAGGTTTTCGCAGTGGCGAAGAAGGTTTTCCAAGTAAAGGTCGTGTTGCCTGGGATCTTTGGGGTGGAGATGGCGGATACTCTTGGAGTACTGCTAAACGCAATCAAATCATGCGTGAACGCGAAAGCAAAGCCTTACAGTTAGTAAAACTAACTGAAAAAGGCATTGTACCTAAAATGGCTAGAATGGTAGCTGCACAAGTGCTTGAAAATTATGCAAATCAAAACATTAGTGAAGAACTAGAAGCATTTGGTCAGTTTATGTACCATGCTGAGTTACTGCGAATGGATCACTTAGACGTATACTTAGTAGACTTGCATATGGTAGAGCAACCGTACCGCGATATGCTTATTAACGTATTTAGCAATTTTCATGAGATGGACGACGATAATAGCGTTGATACTGTAGACAGCTTCGAAGATACTCCGATATAAAAAAAGCCCCCAAGCTGTTAAACTTGGGGGCTTTTTTTTTTGCTTACTTTGAGTATAGCTTTTTAATAAACTTGTATCTTCCAACAAATTTGCTAGAATATCCAAACTGATGTGCTTTTTGTTGAGCTTCTATAGGGTCTAGTAGATGATTTTTAATATTTACTTTTCGCTCACTTAGAGGTAATAGATTCATTAAGGGATCTCCAGCATATAAATCTATTTGTGCATTATTAGGCCCCGTTATTTTAGGCAGCCACATATTGCAATTAGCACCTATTTGATATTTATAATTTAAAATTCCTCCAGGGATTCTAAACTTAAACATACTAGCAGGGCTATTCCAATCTGAGTGAAATAATTGAAAATTTATACCTGTTTTTTCTTGTAGCATCCAAGGAACATTAATTTTCATATGTATTAAATCATCAAAATCAGGATGATTAAACTGTGCTGTAGGATGATTATTTATGTTTAGGTCATCGACAGAGCTTTTCCAAGCAAAATTACCTTTTTCGTCATACTGAATCTTAAGATCCGTCCACATAGGTATAGTAATCATGCTCTTATACATATCCAATAAACCTTCACATACCTTAAGGGTTGCCATGGGGGCTTTAATTGGACTGTTTTCACTAGGCATCTCGGTAGTAGACTTTAAAGATTTCCACCAACCAGGGTATATTTCAGTAGCTTTTACAACTGGAAATTGGTGGTACAGTCCAGAATGAGCAGTAAAACAGTCTAATGTAATAGGTCTTAATCGTGAAATAATATCAAACATCTTTAGTTTCTTCTTTTGGAAGCTGTTCTTGAGCTTGTTTTACTAATTTGTTAGTTAGTGGGTTTGACACTTTAGCTGGTAATTCTTGAAGAGCTGACAAAATAGTGTTAGCTTCTTCTACAGTTAAAGTTAATGTTAAAATAAAATCTTTTTGTGGTTCCATATTTTTACCTAATTGGGCAAGCGCCAGTAGCACAGTCTTCGCCCATAATTTCATCAAAACTATTAGCGTTTTCTAAGCTTACTGTACTAAGTTGTTGTACATAATTGCGGAAAGTTTGTTCGTCTACTACTTCTTGTGGCAAGTATAAGTATCCTAGGTCTTTAGCTGTTTTAGTTGGGTCAGTACGATAGATGAAACTAACACCTACATAACAATCCCAATTATCTAGTAACCAATCAATAATTGCAGGAACTTCTGTTGGATCGTAACTAATTGTTACTGAAGTATTTTGCTGAGTCCACGAAGTCTGAATTAGTTTGTATTTTTCGAGTTGTTCGACCGCTGTGTCAAGATTGACTTCTTTGCCGTCAACTTTAGTGAAAGGCACATCAATCCACTCAACAGGAAATGTAATAAGTACACCACTATCATCAGTGGGGTGGTTAACAACGTTATAATTAGCAGCGCGCAATACTTCAACAACAGGGTCAAATTTACTAAACTGTACATTATTGAAAATATGCTTTCCTAATGGTTTGTGAATTCCTTCTGTGGTATCCATAATCTTGGATAATGTCCCACTAGGCTTTACACAAGTAATATTTTTAGGTGAGGGTAAGTCTAGTTCTTGAGCCATACCAATAGCAGCACCAGTTGCAGTACGCTTTAGATATTCATAGTCGTAACCATTCATATCAGGGCGTTTAGCAATACCTGTTAAACCAACTCCGCATAAACGCATAAAGTAGTTGTTTAAGTGCCAAGATTCTTGTAGAATTCCGTCTTGTAAATTTACACAAGTTTGGCGATAGTTAGCGCGAGCTGCAAGCCTGATGGCATTGTGAAGTCCAGCGGTATCGCCTTTAAATTTAGCAATGTCTGTTTCTGTGAGATTACAGAAAGACTTATTTCCGAGTAAGATTTCCACACAGGGATTTGCACCTTTGAACCAAGGGGCACGACGTAAGGCTTCAACTTCATTGATAAATCCTGGTTCTGAACCGCCCGCTTCTAACATCAGATCAAAAATTTTTTGCAAGTCAGCTTTTAATGGCTTTTCTTTAAATACTAGTGAATTATTAGACTGTTGGCGATGTGAATTGTTATATAACCACCAGTCTTTTTTAGCTACAGCAAATTCTTCCCATTCGGGCTGTCCGTAATCAAATAGTGCAATTTCTGCACTACGACGACTACTAAGAATAGTACCAAGGTGATTAACAATGTCGAGAATATCCATGCGAGTAAGTAAACTATCAGCACGACCATTAAGGATGTTTGCAATAGCCACATATGCAGTTGATATAGCAGTGTCTCCACTTGAAATCCAACCATAACCTTTTAGCCTTTCCCCAGCAGGGCGTAACTGACTAAAGTCGAGTACGAGAGTATCAGCAGCGTACTTACCAGCAATAAGCTTACCGATAGATTTTGCCCAGGCTTCGGCAGAATCCCCAACCTGTATAGTCCATGTCTTAGTTTCTTGATCAAATGTTTCAACATTATGCTCTAATCCACCTTTAGCTGTGCGAGTACTACGTACTACACGGATATTTTTAATTGGCTTTGAAAAACCATTTAGTGTACCAACAATTGGTTTAAATCCTACTCCACATCCTTGTAGTAAAAGCCATAAGCAATCTACTACGTCATATACAGTCTCTACGTGCGTGAAGCTGCAATTAAATTGTGACGCTTCACGAGTTTTAGCTACGTCGGTGCCGCCTAACCAAAGTGTACGACCACTCATAGCTACTTTACGATCCAGCATTAGCTGTTCAAGATCGTATAGTTCTGAATACTCTACGTCTGTTAGATCACGTTTTGCAGCACGTTGCCACAACCACTCTTGGTGATCAATAACTCGGGCTACTGTTTCTTGCCACGTTTCAAATTGTTTTCCGTCGTCTGATGTGGGCCTATTATATGTACGACGTGTTATTACTTGTGCTCTTGTGCTTACCTGCATGATTTCCTTATGTTCCTGTTGAACCGAAGCCTCCTGTGCCTCGGGTAGAGTCGTTCCAAATATCTTTAAAGCCTACTAGTTCAACCTTCTGAATAACCAACTGGGCAATTCTATCACCAGCTGTAATTTTATAAGGGTCATCACCGATATTTTTTAACAAAACTTTAATTGTGTCACGATAACCACTATCTATCACGCCTACGCTGTGAGGGATAGTAATTCCCTTTTTTCCTTGAGAGCTTCTATTATACACAAAGCCTGCAAAGCCTTGTGAAATTTTGATTGCTATACCCGTATCAACAAGTTTTTGCTCGTTTGGATAAATTTCCAAATCTTCATACGCAAATAAATCTGCTCCAGCATCTGTTGGATGCGCGCGTTCAGGGAGTTTAGCACCGGGTTTTAACATACATTCTAATACTGAACTATATGTCATAGTATTTGCATTATAAATGCCTGCTGTAGTAGTTGGTTGGCTCATTTTAAATATAACTCTAAGGTTTCGTCAATTTGTTTGCAATTTTCAGTACCAATCGCGTCTTCGCAAAAGGTTACTAAGTCCATTAATTTATAGTTTAATTCTAGTGTATCTTTACATTCGTTTAGGGCTTGGATGTATTTATATTTACCGCTAATAGGGATGCTTGCAATAATGTCATAGGTACTGCCATACTCATTAACCAAGCCGACGGCTCTTTTAGGCCCAATGCCTGGAACACCAAAAACATTATCGCCAGTATCACCAGTAAGACACTTAATACTAATGTAATCTTCGGGATTAAAGTCATAATGATCGTTCCAGTTATCAACTGTAACTTCTTTGCGTGTAACATAACTAAACCTTGATACGTTAGGTTGAACTAATAAATCCCAGTCTTTATCTGAGCTTACAAGCCAGATATCATCAACAGGGAGTTTTGATTTTTTTGATACAATATATGCTGCAATATCGTCAGCCTCAACGCCTTGAAAGCGTAAAACTGGAAAGTCAGTATTTTCAGCAATATGTTCTAGTGTTTTGGTAAAGTCTTCAAAGAACAATTCAAAAGCTGCTTTTTCAGCGTCTGTTTGATTCTCGAACTTATCTTTACGATTTTGTTTGTATTCAGGATAAATAGCTTTGCGATAAGAACTTGAGCCCATATCGCCAGCAATAATCACATGACTTGCTTTATATGATTTTTTAAGACTTTGAACTGTGCGTAAGTAGTCTTCTGCAAAATCTGTTGCACCACTATGTTTATAGCGAAATGCAAGATTAAGAGAGTCAACAACTAACAGAGTATTGTTTGATTCGGTAATTTTTGAGAATGTTTTTGACATATAGTTTGCGTGTTAATCTGTTATTATACCACTGTTAAGTTGTTTTGTCAAGTTACAAATACTGGCTGCTCCCACTTTAACCAATCTTCTAGCAGTGCAGCATAGAATTCGTGATCTTCGTGGTTGTAGTAAAGGCAACGATAGTTTTGTGAGTTAGGCATTTCGTCAAAAGCAACAAATACTTTGCTGCGATCAAATTTAAAAATCAGTAATGGTTTTTTGCCTACTTGAGTGCCTTGACGAGTAGTCTGTTGCCAGAATTCTACCAGTTGCGGAGTCTTGGATGTTAGTAAGTGTGAAGTAAGGTGGTCTTCCGCATAGCCTTTAACTTCTACACACCAAAGGTTAGTTCGCCCAGGAACGTATAAATCGCCCTTGAGCAAATGTTTAGGGTCAAGAGCACCTGATCCAGGTACTCTTTCCCAAGCTAAACCAGTATGCTTTTTGAGTAGATCACGTACTGTGGTCTCTGTTCTAGCACCTTTAGCCCTAGGGTCTACTGACATTAATTAGTTATCCAAGGTAGTGGAGTTGGATTTAACTCACCTTGAGCTATTTGTTTATCCAACATATATTCTACGTGTGTTTTTGTACCGTCTAAATTAGTGTAATTAGTCTTAATCCAATTAATAACATCGGCCTCAACAACGCTAGACAGTACTTTAAAAGTATCTGGAGAAGGGTTTGCTAGACTGACGCTTTCTGGTATTTCGTAAACATGGTTTTCTTTTGTTCCACGAACTACAAAATCTACTCGTTTTATTACACCAGCCATAGTGTTAATAGTACTGGTGGCTATAGCTGTTACTTTAATTTCAAATTCTACTGACATATTATACCTCTATTTGGGATATGTTGTTGCGTTTAATAACATTAATCTTTTCTAGTAGAGGATGGCTAAAGCCATGACTTACTAAGAAAGTATTTAAATGTTCTTCGTGTAGTAGCACTTCTACTAATTTTTCTTTACCATCAGTATCTAGTGTTTCTACGGTTTCATCCAGTATTAATAGATTGATTCTAGAACTGGACAATGTCTGCATTAGCTTTCTAATAGCTAACAATGTAGCTACGTTAACTCTTGCTTTTTCACCACCACTTAACGCAAGTATTTCAATATCTCTACCATTATCAGTAATAACAACATTTAATTTATCACTAGCACTGATTTTAAAACCAATCTGAAACCTTCCGTCGCTTAGATCAATCAAATATCTATTTGTAATATCTTCTAAGTCTTTTACTAAACTCTCAATTTTATATGCTACTAAACCTGTTGTGCTAAATGTTTTTGTTAAAACATTTAAAATACTCATGCGCTCGCTTAACTCATGCAGTTTACCACTATAAGTTTCTAGTTCTTGGTTCATTTCAACCAATTGTTTTGATATTAAGTCTACTTTAGTGTTGTGTGCAGTTGCTTCTTTATTATACTGCTCTGTTTCAACGATTTTACGTTTAGTAGCAGCAATGGAATTTTGTAGTTCTGTAAATTGCTGTTGTAGTGTTTGCTTATCTAATAAAACTTCTGGCAACTCTGTACTTATAAGAGCATGATACTTTTCCCAATCTTCTTGGGATTTTTGAGCTTCTTGCCAAGCTGTTTTCTGTTGTTTAATTTCAACTATTTTTTGAGTATAACTCATAGTTTCTACAGCAGCTATTTCAGCTTCTTTAGTTTTTTCTTCGATTAATTCAGCTACTTTTTCTTCATCGATATCTGATAAACAAGTAGGGCACGTTCCGTGCAACGCTTTCATTTTTATAACAAAAGCTTCAGCATCACTAACTGTTTTAGATAGTTTTGCTACTTCTGCTTGATAGCCTTCTATACCTTCTTCAGGCTTTTGAGGAATTGGCAGTAGTTTAATCTTTGACTGTAATTGCTTGTAAGTATTGTTCTGCGAAATCTTTTTATTAGTAGACTCAATACTGTTAATGCTGAATTCTAGAACAGATGCTTCTGTTATTATAACATGATTTAATTCAGGAGTTTCTATAGTTTCTTTTAGTGTTAAATCAGTTTTTTCGTATTTGTTTAACCAACTACTAACAGTATTTACTTGAGACTGTACTGCTGCAATATCTTTAGTAAGTTGAGTACTTACTTCTTTGAACACTTCAGCAGCTTTGGTATACTTGCCAAGATTTAAAATCTCAATAAGAAACTTTTTACGAGCAGTATCAGGAGCCGTTAAAAACTCAAGACTCGACGCATTTGATTGATAAACAATTTGTGCAAAACTTTTATGATCAAAACCTAGTATATCTTCAATTATCTTGTAAGTAGCTGTGGCTGTATGAGCTGAAATATCTACAGTATCTTTAAAAAGTTTTACTGTTTGAGCAGTGCCACGACTAGATTTAATTGTATAATCTGTACCATCTCGGTTAAAGTCTAGCTCAATAGTATACGATTTATCTTTAACATAGCGATTAAGAATATCTGATTTCTTAATGCCCTTAGAATTTTTATTGAATAATACTTCTTCTAGTATAAGAGCAATAGAACTTTTACCGTGACCATTACGCCCTACTAATTGTGTAAGCGGGGCTGCAACAAAATCAATTTTATTATCTTTTCCGTAGCTAAAGGCATTAGCCCATCTTAGTTGTTTTATAGTTATCATTAGCGGCTCTATTCGGATTCAATTTTGTCTGCATGGTTCTGAAACTCTTTTAGTACGTTTTCAATAGTATCTTCTGGCAACTCTAGTATGTATGCAAGATACTCACGAATTTCTTCTGACATAGACATTTCTTTGTCTAGAATTAGCGCAGAGTCTGTGTCTCGCTTAATTACTTTACGATCAATTAACTCTGAATCTTCTAGTTCTCCGAGTTCTTGCATATCGCCCTCAACTTGATAAATAGTATGATCATAATCAGTTGGCGGCTTAGGGTCATGTACAGCTACTGTACGACGGATAAGTTGTGGTAACTGTAGTTTACGCCACTCGTGTTCTAGGCTATCGGTATTCAGTATAACAACACCAGTATCCACATTCCCACGATGAAAACTAGTAGTAACGGGACTTCCAGGATAGATAATATTTTTTTGCGAGTTTTCATAGCTATGTAGATCACCAGCAAGTACTATCTTCCAACGAGCAAATAATTCTAAATCTAATTCTGGTTTTACGTGTGGAGGGATCTCTCCGCGAGCATGAGTAAAACAAATATCTCCACAACTAATGTGCGGTGTTTTTTCAAACTCTTTTAATTTATTGTATGGAATAAAATCCATGTTATCTAATGTATAGAAATCATCAATAATTTCTACTTGTGGGTTCAAGCGATTAGTAACTTGTTTTAGATTAGTAAGGAAAGTCGTATCCTTTTTAACTGCTTCGTGATTTCCAGCATAAATAATTGTTGGAATTTTACAAGCATTAACTAAATCAAAATACGTTTCTAATTCTTCCATGTTAGGAAGTTTGTCAAAAATATCACCACCAATTACAAAAAGATCACACTCTGACTGCAATTCATTTAATTGCTGCCACAACATATCAAACCTATTTTTAGCCCAAGAAACGGGCACATTCTTCTGACCCAATTTGATATGGACGTCAGCTGTAAATAATACTTTCATATTGCCTTATGAGACAGAAAAGCCCGCTAAGCATTTTGTTTAGCGGGCTTTAGTTTGTTAACCAAGTTCTTTGACTGCTTCTTGCTCAGAAGAAGGGGCTTCGCCATCTTCGTCTTGTTGAGTTGTAATCTTATCTAACAAGGCTTTTACATCTGCTTCGGTAGGACGAGGAAATTTCTCATCAATATTCTTAGCAGCATTAGCTAGAGCACGCTCGTCATCAGTTAATGGGCGGGCTTTGCAACGCAAAACTTGTAGTGTGTATTCAACATTAAAAGGTAGAGGTCCTGTCTTTACACGCTTAAACACAACATCCCAACCTGTATCATGGTCAGTAGGGTCACCTAAATCTTCAGCCGCTGTAACGATTTGCTCGAACAGTTTCTTTTTGAGATTTAGAGCAACAACTTTCTGCGACTTAGGGTCGATACAATTTACAGAATAGCTCCAAGAGCATTTTGCTTCTGGAAAGTACTCGCTAACATGATCTTTTTCAATGTTATCAAACTTTTCTTTTTCACGACTAAATGCCAAACATTCAACTGGAATATCTTTATTGTTAGTGCCTTTGAGCCAATAAATATATCGTGGAAGAACTCCGCCAATTAAGCGGACTGTATTTTCGCCATCTTTGTATTCGTAAGATTCGACTTTGTTTGATTGTGCTTTACCTTTGGTATTTTTAAAGCTAAGTGCCATTTTTATTTTTCCTCGTATTTGAAGTTAATTTTGTTTTCTGTTATTTTTAGTAGCGGATTTGATTTTATTGCGTTTAAGTCAATATCTGAATAGTAAGATAGGTCTAGATATGTGTAACCGTAATGTTTATATATGGCGTAATTTCTACGCCCCGCTAATCTTATGTATTGTGCTTTATGTACAATATCTGTGCTTGTATCAGTAAATAATCTAGCAGGGTTTATTAGAAAACTATTACCCTTTAAGTTAAAAATCGGTTTGATTTTACTGTATTGGTTTTTAGGAATAGATTTTCTAATAAAATGCAATCTTAAAGTTTCAACTAGTTTTGTGGAGTCGCATTGTGTTTCGGACTCAAGCAATCCAAGATTGAAGAAAAGGGTCATATACTGAAACTTAATAATATTATACCATTTTAGATATCATTTGACAAGTGAAATTTTATCTACGCTAATACTTTCCAGCCTTTGCGGAGATAAAGCCCTAACCTGTCTGTGTTTTGCTTTTTATCAGCGTATCCAGCAAATTGAATGTCTACTATAATCGGGTCTAGTTTACCGTCATGCATTCGCATAATCCTACCAGCAATTTGTTCTAGTAAACTATCGTTTGACATAGGAACTGCTAAAATTACGCAACTTAGGATGTTGATTGAGATTCCTTCTGAAAATATCTGCCTGCTTCCAGCAATGCACATTTTTTTTTTGGCAAGGATTTGAGCCTTGGCTTGCTGTCTATCTTCAAAACTGGTTCCCCCAGTAACCAACAAACACGTTTCACCAACATACTCTTTTACTTTCTCTAAGAATTCTACTCGATCAGCAATAACTAAAACACTGTGTCCTTCTGCGACGTGCATTTTAGCTATATCTGCAATAAATTGTCTGTATTTATCATCTTGAGTAAGATCAGTAATCTTCTCTACCCAAGTAACATTAGGCTTAAGTGTTATTCCACTTTTAACCATGTGAATAGTAGGCGGCATAGTATTGGATACTGGAGGTTTTAGTACTGTTGTACCAAAGTAATCTTTAAATAAGATATGCTTACCATCTTTTCGTATCATAGTACCACTAAGAGCTACTCTGTATCTAGCATGAAAGCTATCGACTGTTGCTGCAAATGTTGTTGCGGGACAGTGATGCGCTTCATCTAATATTACTGTTCCAAACTCTTTGGCAAGTTCAGCAGTATGCTTAACTAAAGTCTGTATGTTTGCAACTGTAATAAAGTGATCTTCGTAATCTAAGTCACCACCACCTATAATTCCACATTCGCAGCCAAACAGTGTTTCAATTTCTTCAATCCACTGATCTCTGAGAGCTGCGGTATGTGTTATAACTAAAGTCTTTTGTCCAAACTTTCGGGCAAGATGTAGTGCCGTAAAAGTCTTACCCCAACCTGGTAAAGCATTTATAAAGCAAGTACCTTCTACTTCATTGTAGATTGTTTGTTGATCTTCATATAGCTCAAATTTAGGGACAGGATAGGGAACAGGAACTAAAACTCGTTTATCTATTATTTCGTAATCTTGAGGAATTAAATCTGTACGTCCTTGCGGAATAGAAAGAATACCCTTGATTAGCGACTTATAGTTTTTAATTGTTTCGACACTAGCAAATTTCTTTGATCCAGTATCTTTGTGTATTTTGTAGGTAAGAGACTTAATTATATGTTTAGTGTGCTCTACACCTGGATTGTCTAAGTATATTCTGTTTGATATAACTGCTTTTGCCACTACACTAGTCTCCACGTATCTTTTTGCGGATATTCATAGTAGCCATAAAATAAATAGCTATTATCCATATATAAAACCCCTGCGTATTGGTGATAACTTTCAGGCTGAACCATAGTTTTGAATCTATGAGCCACACCTTCTAGTTCTAATACACACCCTATACCATCCGCAGGTAATACTTTACTAATCTTCTTTGTTGTGAGTTTGGCGCGTGTAGATTTTTTATGTTGAAAAACCTGTCCGTGGCTGTCTATAAACCATGTTGTTGATTTTGCTAACTTAATAATATCTACAAGGAAGTATACTGCTGAACTTATAGGAAACAACGTTGCTTTACCCTGCAAAACTAGCCTACGTAAGCCTAGAGTGGGCTTATCGATAGACTTATCGTCTACAAACCTATAGTTTGTTGTGTGTTCAGCAGTATCCTTATCACTATATTCTGATTTATAATACACTATGTCGCCATCTGTTTCAGGCTGTTTTTCACCCAACCTGAACACGGGAAATACGATCTCCTGCAACTTCATAGTATCCTTCCCAATCACCAAAGCTATAGTCATCACCAGTATCTTGGTCAACACCAATAGGGAATCCAGGTATACTACAGCCCCAGTCATGTTGTGTATTACGTTTTAGAACTTCACAGTAAGCATCTACATCAGATTCTTTTACTAAAGCAACAATAGAGTCATGTACTAACATAAAGATATTAGCTTCAATACCTTTTGCTTTGATTTCTTGGGCAGTTCGCATTGCACCAAGTAAATTAATATCTGAGGCAAGGCTTTGTACTTCGGCATTAATACCTGAACGTACTTCGTGAGCTGCAATACCTTTGTCTGAGCTAAAAACATTAGGTAAACGACGTTTTCTACCAAAGAATGAGTAAGTATATCCATTCTGTTCAATAAAGGACTTGCGTGTGTCTAACCACTGTTTTAGTTTGCTAAATTTCTTGAAATATTGTTTAATATCTTCTCTGGCTCTGTCAACTGGGTACTCTTCACCAGTAGCTTTTGATACAGTCTGGGATACTTTATTAGCACCTGATCCATACAAAATACCGAATGAAATAGCTTTAGCACTTTGACGCATATTGCCGTATTTTTTCTTTACATCTTCAACATCACAAGGCAAGTCAAACACCATTTTAGCAATCGTTGAGTGAAAATCTCCACCACTAGAAAACACTTCTTGCAGTTTCTTGTCACCTGACAACACAGCTGCATAATACATCTCTGCTGTAGTCAAGTCTTGCGAAACGATCTTAAAACCCGCTGGAGCTTTAATGCAACCTTTGATAATAGGATTGTCGCGAGGTATTTGCTGAGCGTTGAACTTCCCAGAACTACTAAGCCTACCGCTAGTAGTAAATATAAGATTAAAATTTGTACGTATGCGACCATCGCGGTCAAGCTCTGGTAAAATCTTTGAAATATAGGTGTTTTGGATTTTTCCAAGTTGTCGCACCTTTAAAATCGCCGCAGGGAGTGGGTGCTCTTCTGACAACTGTTCAAGTACCTCTGCATCTGTTGAGATTGCACCTGTAGCAGTTTTCTTTCCAGTGGGGGATAAACCAAGATAGTCAAAAAGAACAATGCGTAACTGCATAACACTATTGGGATTAAAGATTTTTCCAGTATCCTGCTCAAAGCGCTTAACTTCTTCAAAACCATACACCACCTGCTTAGCTTTCTCAATTTCTTCATCAAGATAAAGATTAGCAGCAGCCATTCTTTCTTGACTAATAGGGATTCCTACTTCTTCCATATCCATAAGGAATAGTGTACCAGGAACCAAAATCGTTTCATAAACGAAACGTAATTTATCGTTGTTTTGGACGATAGGCCAAAATTTCATAAATAAGTCGTATGTTACGGCAGTATCAATACTAGCATAACGACTAATAGTATTAAATGGAATAAGGTCATAAGTAAAGTCGTCTTGTAAGACGCCATTCTTAGCACAATACTCTTTCTTGAAATCATCTAATTCTGAATCATAATCACCATAATCTGTGTATTTTAAAGCCAGAGACTTTAAGCCATGACTATCGGTTTCATCTAATACATAGTGCATAACCATTGTATCATGAACTTTGCTACGATCAAATGTTAAACCTAAGTGATAGGCTAACATTTTGTAGTCAAACTTCATATTATGGAAAACAATAGTAAAGGTATTACAGATTTTCTGCAATAACTGTACACACTCTTCATCCATAGCATCGCATAAAATATAGCGACCATGTTTAGATTTATAACTAATAGATACACCTAGCACATATCCATCACGTGGATATAGTCCTGTTGTTTCTGTATCTAGTGCTACGTATCCCTGAGCATTGTCAAGAACTTCCAACAAAAATTCGTGTGCTTCTTGTGTATTGTCAATACCTTTAAAGTCACCTTCAGTTGCTGGACGCAAAGTACCTTCAATGTATTTATGAATACGATCACAAGCACGTTGAAAGTCTGGTTTACCTTCAGGTTTAAAAGCTAACATTGCGGGATTTGAGATAGCAATAAACTTATCTGCAATTAACTGGCCTGCCATATTAGTAACCGAAGTAACTTTAGCGTATTCTTTAGCTGCTTCTGCACCTACAAGAATAACGTAAGTATACGGCTCTAAGTCTACTTCTAAATCTACATCTTTTTTAAGTAGTTTAGTAATAGGAATTGAACTCATGTGGTAATGGTCAAAGTCAAAGTTAAAGTACTCTTTGTATCGAGTACGATTAGGGGCTTTATCAATTAATGCAATTTTCATTTAATACTTTCTTATAGCGTATTTAGCTATTATTTTGTTATATATTCTGCAATAGACCTTACTTCAGTCATATCAAGTTCGCCTGGATCTGTACCATCAGGCAATTTAATAATCTCAACAATAAAGTTCTCTGCTTCAATCAAAGGTTTTAATGCTTTGGCAGCTTTATCGCCTGCCTCGTCACCATCAAATAAAAGATATATATGAGTAATACCTTGTGCTTTAAACGGCAGAAGTTTTTGGTTTGTGTCATTTTGTAATGTGTTTGTGCCAAAAGCACATACTACGTTTTCTAAACCTTTATCATAAAGATTTAGCATATCAAACACGCCTTCCACAATTACCATTGATTGATAGCCGCTAGGAAGATGTGAAGGAAATACAGGCATTTTAACACCACTAGGGTAATTAATATATCTAGGATTTCCATTAGACAAAGTATGCCTGCCGACAAATACTACTATTTTACCAGTAATATCTTTAACAGGAAATATTATTCTGTCTTGTAGTTTTTCAACTATGTTTGTGTAAAAAGCGCCAAAGTATTTTAAAGTTTGGGGACTCACTCCACGGAACTGCTTCGAGTAAGGGGTATGACCACTAGGTAGTTCAAGCCCGATGTGACTCGTTCTTAGTTCATTCAATTTTTCCTTGAGAGCCGCAATTTTCATTGGTACAGGATTAGTAAAAACCCCATAATATTTGAATAAATTAGTTTTAAAGCCGCAACTGAAGCAATGAGCTACACCAGTAACACGATCTACGCGAAAACTAGGATTGGAATCCTCGTGATCTGGGTTTAGACATTTAATTAGGTAGTCGCGACCTGACACACTAAATGCTAGCCCATTTTTGTTGATTAGTTCTAGTACTGGATCACTCATTTTAGTTCCATGGTAAGTCAGATGCTGTGTCGTCTTGTTTTAAATCATCGGTCTTGGTCTTTTTCCCAGCTTTCTTAACAACTTCCTTAGCGGCTGGTTTATCCACTGATTGTGGGCTAATGCGTAAGGTGTCCCAGTCAATCGGGCACGTAAATGCCATTTCCTTGCCGCCACGTATTTTTGTTGTTTCAAAACTGATCGCGTTAGTCTCTTTGTCGTGCGTTTCCATTGTAAGGGCGATATCTGCCGCGTCCAAGATTCCCTTGGCAAAACGCGCCTCGCCTGTGGCATCGATTTGGTACGGAGATACCATAACGATCTCGTACTTTCGCGCAAGATTTTTGAGCTTCTTGGATATTTCAATTTGTGGTTTCCAGTCGTATTGATCCGTGCCTTCTAGTACAATTTGATTTATGTAGTCAACAACGGCAACTTTTAGCTTATCACCAAACTTTGCTTTGGCTTTACCAATATGCAAGTCGATGCTACTTAGGGTCAGGTCTCTGTCGTCAACAATAATCATTTGATTGTCTACTTTAAGCAGATGGTTTCGCACTAAATTTTCTTCAAATTTAAATCTATCTCTGTGACGCATAAATTCTCCAATAGTAGTGTCAGCATCTTGGAACATCCCTGCTCTAGCTTTTACTACTCGGAGAACCTCATCGTCTGTTAGTTTATGTTGTTTTAAGTTTTGTAGGTTCACATTAGCTAGAATAGCTAAGTTGCGTTCCATTGTTTCTTGAGCAGTCATCTCTATTGAGAAGTAAATACTGCTATTACCAGATTCATACTGATTAACAAAGATATTACTACTAGTAATAGACTTACCAGATCCACGCTTTCCTCCGATGAGGATAAGTTCCTGGCGAGCCACTCCACCGAGCACAGCGTCAAAAGTGTTGTTAAGTCCAAGATAAACACGTTCTTTTTCCAGTTCGTCGGGGTGGCGAAACATCATCATGTCTGCCATAGTGAAAACCTTTTCACTAGTATGCGTTTTTTCTTCTATTGTTAATGCTATGTTTGCTAAGTTATCTTTTATTTCGTTTGAATCGTAAAGCGGTAGTTTGTCTACAAATTTGTCTAATAATTTTACCGTTTCATTTTGTGTATACTGATCGATTAGCGCATCTAGCGCAACCTCAGCTGAAACGTCAGGAATCTCGGTTAAACGGAGAGTTGCTAACGTCTTCGACGCTGGACCCTCCCTTAAGGTTATTTCGAGATCGTCAAATGACGGTACAGCGCTGTATTTTTCGTAATACTTATTTATCGCACCGTACAAGGAAGAGTATGCAGCGTCTAGAAATACTAATTTGAGTTTAGCCCAGATATCTAAATTCTTCTCAGTTAGCAATTTATTTAAGACTACTGCTGATGTATCCAAGATTACCCTACTTTCGATTCGTTATCAATAATAACTTGGTCAATAATTTCTGTGATTTTGTAGAGAACAGACTCTCTTAATTTTTTAATATCTTGTTGATAAGCAGTGTCTTTGTCATATAGTAGACTCAACTGCTCATGCGTAATTAGTTGTTGTAAGCCAAAATAGATATGATCGTATGCCATTGTACTTTCAGGCATAATCTCTATTTGTACAGCTTTGCCGTAGTTGTGAACAGCTTGTTTGACAACTTCTTCCATTGTAAAGGAGTCGTTGTCATGATATGTAAGTGTAACTTTCATTCTCGACTCGCTAAAGTAAAAAAGGTCGGGAGCTTTTTGAGAACTCCCGACCAATCGTTTTTTATAAAACTAGATTAAGCAGCAGCTTTGGCTTCTGCTTTAGCTTTCTTAGCTGCACCATCATAGTCAGCAACTTTGATGCCACGACGTGTCAACAATGTACGAAGACCGCGTTCTGTTTTGTCAACAGCTTTAGCAATGTCAGCAACAGTCATGCCAGTAATACGATCACCTAAAGCGGTAACAGGATCAACTGTCTCTTTTGCATGAGAAACACGCTGTGCGGGAATCTTAGCAATTTGACCTTTGCGTGTCAGACTCAAAGCCTTGCCACGGACAGAAGCAACTGTCTTGTTCAATGCAGTAGCGATATCTTCGATAAAGCTACCTGCGTCAGCCATAGCAATAAACTTGGCTTCTTCAGCTTCAGTGTATGTACGAGCAACTTCAACTTTTTCAGCAGGCTTAACAGCACCTGTCAATTCCAAAGCCAAGAGTTTACCTTGAATTTGTTTTGCAGAAAAACTACCGCCAGCAAATGCTTCGGCAATTTCTTTGTATGTCAAAGCACCAGTGTTGTTTACAACAAAGTCTGACAAGTCAGCGCTTTGTTCAGGAGTAAATGCGCTAACTTTTTCTTTAGCCATTGAAGCTACTTCAAAGTCCATCTGACGCAATTTGCTTGCAACAGAACGAGTTGTGAAGCCAAGGACTTCAGCTGCGTGCTCAACAGTGTCAACAGTAACAGGTGATTGTCCGCCTACCAAGCCAGTTAATTGGGCAACTGTTTCGTCAGACCATTTTTTTGTTTTTTCAGTCATTTTTTATTTCTTTCAAGAAATTATTTAAGTTTGTGATAATTGTAATACCGAGAGACTCGGCTTTTTTGCGTTTTGAACTACCTTTATCTTCTTCATCAACTAAATAATCTGTGGCTTTCGTCACAGACTCTACTGGTGTGTAGCCCGCCTCTTCTAATGATTTGTAGGCTTCTGCTTTAGTTTTATAAGAAGATAATTTTCCTGTAATACAAATAGTTTTTTGATTACTGTTTGTACTGGAATTCTTTTGAGATTTAAACGAGAAAGGCAAAAACTCTCTCATCTCTTGGAAATCAGTCTCAAGCCAAGCAACTAAGTTTTGTGTAACTTTGTCGCCAAGTCCAGCTTGCTTGCAAGTGTCATAACTGATCTCGTCTACAGATGTAACTACTTCACACAATTTCTTACTTGCGGTTGAGCCAACTAGGGGAATAGAAAAACTTACAATAACTGTTGCTAAGTCGGCAGATTTACTGCGTTCAATTTCGTCTAACAGTTTTAGTGCTACTTTTTCACTTCCTAGTGATTCAACAACTTGTTCTGCGTCAAGATAAAACAATTCTGTAATATCACTCAGCCCAAGTTTTTCAACTGTGCGAGAACCCATACCTTTAATACCAAGAGTCTTACAGAAGTGTTCGACTTTTTTATTTAACTGAGCACTGCAAGCCGTGTTTCTACAAAAGAGTTGATCGTTGACCAATTCTAAAGGATAATTACAGCAAGGGCACTCGGTTGGTATTTCGATTCTCATAGTTTATTTATCAATTTAAGTATCTATTATACTATAATAAGTTGCTTGTAGCAAGTGAAAATTTCTCTTGCCCTAAGCCAAAAATTTTATGCATCTACTTTGTGCAGTATGCAAGGGATAATTTCACCCGATCTAATTACTGCTACGGTGTCTCCGATTTGGAGATCAAGCATTTCAATAAAACCAGGATTATTAAGTGTAGCTCTACTGACTAGAGCATCACCAATGTAAACAGGCTCTAGAATTGCAACTGGAGTGACTTTGCCACTTTTGCCCACTTGCCATTCAACTGATAATAGTTTTGTTTCAACGTGGACTTGTCGTTCTTTTTTAGCATATGCACCACGAGGATGCTTGGCAGTGTAACCTAATTCTTGGAATAATTGGTTATCGTTTACACGAAACACTACTCCATCACAAGGATATACTTTGTCTAAGTCAGGCTCACTGATTACGTTGAACCCATACTGTTTTAGTATGTCTAGGTCTTGACGATAAGTTGTAGTGATGCATGGCTGAGAACCATACGCAAAGAAACTTACTGCACGAGTACTAAACTCTGTTGAGTCTTTTAAGTTAAGCGAGCCTGCTGCATAATTACGAGCATTTTCAATGTAACTTGGAGCAACAATTTCACCAGTAACTTGATAAATTCCAGACAGGGGAATAGTGTGTGGAACTAGACCTGTATGGCTAAGAATCTTGTCTGTTATAAGCTGACCTTCAGTACCATCGCCACGAGTTAACGCGCGTACAAGTGTGCCATCCACATACAATAAACTAATAGCAGCACCATCGAGCTTGGCAGTAGTAACAATATTACTAATACCTTCCAAAGGACGCTTTTGATCTTCATCTTCATAATACTTTTGTAGTGAATACATTTGATAAACATGACGTTCTACATTGCCGTGTTGCTTTGTACCAACGGCATTATATCCGATAGACTCTGCAAGCCTATCAAATTGGTCGTCATTGATGATCGGACTGCCGCTATAGTAGGCTCGCGATGCTAAGTTTAAATACTGTTCAAGTTTATTCATTTGTTACCAATTCTTTTACAAACTCTGCCATTAACTTTTTATGTTTTACATTATAATATGATTTAGACATTCCGTCAAGTGCATACCACCAGTCCTGCGCCTCTGGATGGCATCCAATCATACCTACATTGCCTTGTATAACCGCCATAGCATCACCATTAGCGTATCTGGCGGTTACCCACTCTGGGTTACTACCAAGTATTGCACAACCATCATAGAAGTACATAGTTTCTGGTTTGCCATTCCATGTTACATCGGCAACTGTTGGGCCTTCGTAATCAATGTCTGCGGTTGGTTGTGTAATGTATTGAGCCATTTCTAAATCAACTGCTACGTCAAAGTAGTCTGGGCCTGCCCAGTAAGCACCCATGCAAATGCCAAGATACTTGCCGTTATAAACGCCTATAAAAGTGTGGATAGCGTCAATGTGATTTTCACTAAAAATATCATAGAAGTCATCAGCATCGCCCATACCACCAGGAAATGCAACTGCATCTACTGTACGCAAAAATTCAATATTGAGTTCGTCAATACCAAATGTTCGGATATTGAAGTCGCCGACTAAGCCTTCAATCATGCCCAAGGCACATTCAGTTTCACATTGTGGGTCGTGAATAAATACTGCGAGTGTTGGTTTCATAGTCGTTCCTTTCAAAATATAATATATTATAGCATTTTAAACTAGATAGTTCAAGTTTGTTTTTCTTTTATCTTGTCTGAGAAATATTCAATAACTTCTTTGCCTTCGGCTTTAGCACAAACGTCAAAAAGTCCGTAGAGTAGCGAGTGAATGTTTTCGATAGATGCGGGTAGTGATATACCTTCGCGACTTGGAACCCACTCACCTTCGTAACTTAAAAAATACTTTCTTAAGTGTATGTATATTATATCTCGGAATTCGTTGACTACTAACTTAACTTGAAAACCTTTTTCCATGTTTTCTTCAATTAAGCGTTCGTATAGTACAGGAGCATCCATTATATTCTGACTCCCATTTGTCTTAAATGCTCAAGACTTGCTAGTTCAGCTGCTTCTTGATATGCGTTTTGTTGCCAACGTTCAGCAAGCAACCAAATCCTGTAAACAAAACCATGTTTATCAGACTTTTGCTCTGCATCAATACGTGCAGTAGAATCATAGCGTGAACTATAGACTACTTCGCCAATCTTGAATCGATCACGAACAGCACCATCTGGAATCATTTGAGGGTCAAAGTAGCTGCTTCCAGGTACACGAATTGGTACTGAGTTACCTTCTAGAATATCTTTGATAAATCTGCTACTGCGGTATGTCATTTTTGAGATGGCATCCACAGTTTCGCCATTTAGGTACTCTGAAATAATATAAACTTTTTCTTCCTGTGTTGCAGGCTTACCACGCAGTTGCGATTTACGCTGTGAGATACGAGTTTGTTTTTGTTTATATTCTTCAATGATAGTACCAAGACGAGTCGTATTATAACTCATGCCTAAAATAGCACACGCGTCTTTTTTGGTAATTGGTTTTTTACCTTCTTCCACAGGGTCAAGTAGACGGATAACTTTTGCAATATTAGCATCAGTCATCAATTCTTCTTCTAGTGCTGGGCGTTTACGTGTTGCCATTTTATTCCTTGGAGTTTAAGACAAAAAAAGGCGGCACAAAGCCGCCTTGAATTACTTCAATACTGATAAGAAGTAAACTGCAGCTTTACCTGTCAGCTTGCTAAGAATGTCTTCATCAACTTCTTTGCCTGCTGCTTCGATAGCTGCACGGAGTTCAGCAATGCTGGACTCTTTTGACACACGTTTTGTGCCATCACCGCTAGGTGCTTTAGTTTTTGTTGTACTAGCACCCGCTTCTTTTTTCACATATACACCAGCTTGCACTAGTACCATGCGAACGCCATTAGGCGACATTTCGATTTCTTCTGCAATATCTTTGATGATTTCAGTAGAGGATTCAGGTGTGGGGCCTGCACCTTCGTATTTAGCAATTACTTCTTGCTTAAGTTCTTCTGTCCAAGTTGCCATTTGTTTGCTTTCTTTAATGTATGTTTTTGTCTGTTTTTAAATTACCTGATTTTAGCAAATCATTTTCAATCAATGCATTATAAGCTGCCTCATATGCACAAACTAAAGTATATAAATTGTCTGTTGGAATCAAACTATTTGGTAATCCATCTGGAGAGGTTCTGGTTGCTACGCACATTTCCTCAATTTTAGCACGAATTTGTAAACTTACTTTAACTGCATCGGCTAATATCTCACTATCCCACGTTCTAAATTTAGACATAATCTGTTGTAATGTCTGACATTTGTGCTGGGATAAATCTACGATAGTTGTGCTTAAGGTCAAACTGTTCAAGCATTGCCATAGTCTGCTCGTGCTGTGCTGATTTCATTGCTGAAAAGTCACGGCAAAAAGCTACAAACTCGTCTTCTGGCATTTGTGAAACATCAATACCTTCAACAAACGTAGTTGGACCAACTAGGGGCAATACTGCACGCTTTGACTCAGTTCCGTCTGCTTTTGTGTAAGTAAATTCTATGAAGTTCATGTTGAGCCTTTCTTTCGTAAATTAAGTATATATTATACAGCTTTTGCACTTTAGGGTCAAATCGAAATTTTTAAATTTGATTTTCCATTACCGACTTTTCAAGTCCAGTTCTGAATCTTTCAGCAAAACTAGGTATAAAAATAGGCAACACACTAAAGGGGGCAGTAATTGTTGTTATAGTTATGTAAATTAAGTAACTTAACAGAGTATTTTCTGTAAAACTATTACTTACTCCGTGCTCTCTGGCTAATGCTATTGCAGGGGATAAGAATACATAACAGCTTGTAATACCTGTTGTTAATGCAAATAAGAAATATATTTCAATTATTTCCATACTAAGTTACCTTTAGAATCGTGTGCTCTAGCACCCAAACTAAAGTTAACTTTACCTTCGATGGCTTTCCACTTATCCCAGTCAGGGCGATAAGTAAGAGCTACTGATTGAACTTTTGGATTACTACTAAATAAATCTGCGCTAGCACGACCTGTAAATTCTTTGAATAATTTTGCAAGCCTAATGTTGCTATGTGACCATACTGTTTTAGTAGTAGGCGTATGACGACGATATTTAATGTTTGCTAAAGCGTCTTTAATCTTTTCGTTATTAGGTTGTTGTTTTAATACTCTTGTTAATTTAATTTTGCGGTTTGTAGCCCAGCGTGTGCTAGATTTATACAATGCCGCATATGCTTGCTTAGCTTTACTTCCTGAAGATGCCATTAATTACTCCGTATCAAAATCTACTTCAAATTCGTCATTCCAAGAACTGTATACATATCCTTCAATATCAGATTCTGCACGCTCTGTCATTTCTTGAGCTTGCTTAACGGCTTGTTGAATTTTTTGAATTTCTTGCAAAGCTGCAATCAACTCAGGAATGGCTTCAACATGAATTGGCAAATAGCGATTACATCCGTCAAATAAACGAACTTCGTCTAAACCGCCAGGACCTGTGCCGTGCTCTACGCCATAGTAATACTGGTTATCGTTTGCTTCAAACAAACCATCGCCAAAAGTGTCGTCATTGGCATTACCAAAATAAATTTTCATTGTGTTTCCTTGTGTTAAAGTTTTCTTCAGAACTTGTATTATACCAAAAATAGTACAATAGTTCAAGTAAGTTTTTTACAAACAAAAAACCCAGCTTACTGCTGGGTTAGGTGTTTTGGGTGTATTATTGGATGAGCAATAAATTTAGGTCTAGATAGACTTAAAAGTAGATTAGGTATAAACTTGCGTTTATGTAATAATGGATCGGGTATAAATGTATTTTTCATGGTGCGCACGACTCGAAAAAAGTGGAGCGGGATATCAGGCTCGAACTGATCTCTCTAGTTTGGAAGACTAGGGCACAACCCCTATACCAATCCCGCTTATGTTTCTAAAGGTACTAACTCTACCTGTACGAACCCATGTTCGTCAATGTTCCATACTAATACTTCATACATATTAGCAGTAGTGTAATTAAAGGGGGACATCTTCGTTCTCCCACGGCTCAATCTCATTTTTGTAATGTTGTTCGGTTTCTTTAAAACCTGCTCTTGCAAGTAAATCAGCCATAACAGGTGTTGTAAAATTTACAAACCCTTGTTTGTTCAACCAAATAAGATATTCAAAATCATCTGCTATAATATCGCATATTCTGCAACCAGCAAATTTGCCCATTGTTAGTTTGTCTAACATATCTAGCTTATTAGATTTTAAATTGCCAAATGTTTTTGCCATTACCAATGCCTTATAACGCCTGCTATAATAAATAAATTTGTTACTATATAGCTAACTATAATTATTGTACGAACTACGGCTACTTTATCGGCTTCACAATCTGTGTTGCCAGATTTTTCGCCTAGTGCTTTACTCCACAGCCGCCAGAGTTTCTTCATTTAATTCCTGCTCTGCAGCCGCTTTAGCTAAAACAAGGTCAATTCTTGCCATTACTTGCTCTGAAGTAAGCCAAATGTCTTTGTTGTCTAGCATTGATTTAATTTCGTCTGGTGTTAAGAAGTCGTGATATACTTCTCGCAAGAAGTTTTCTGACCAAGCACGTTCAAACTGAAGTTGGTCAAACATTTCACCACCTTTGCCAAATACACCTGCTGAATAATTATGAAACATAAAAAGTGAGTGTGGGGTTACTTCAAACTCATCGCCATGTAAAAAGATCATTGTAGCAGCACTCATACAAGCGCCTTCAACTGATGTAATTACATGAGCCGAACTTTCTGATAACACACGCAAAAATTGCAGAGCCGTATATAAATCGCCTCCGCAACTATTAATGTAAATTTTAACTACATCGCCTAGTCGTGCATTGCGAATAATATCAAACCACTCTGTATATTCACTAGCATCTTCAATTTCGCCTGACAGATAGAATTCGTATATGCTTCCTGTATTTTTAGTAAAATACTGTTTACTTAATGTAATTTTTGTTTCGTCTATCATTTATGTTTCTTTAATTAAGTGGAAGTGTGAGTCGGATTTGAACCGACGGCTTTACGGATTTGCAATCCGTTGCATTAGACCACTCTGCCATCACACTATAATTTTGGGCAGAAGTATGGGGATCGAACCCATATTAACGGAATCACAATCCGTGGTGTTAACCGTTACACTAACAACTGCGTAATTGGCGGTCTTATGGGGTAACGATCCCCATCTACAGCAGTGACAGTGCTGTGTGCGTCCGTGAACACTTTAAGACCATTTTTAGTAGCGCCTGGTCGCTAATTCCAGGTCGCCTCAGCGTCAGGGAGGAGAATAACGCTTACACGCACTAGCCAATGAATTCGCTACTAAAAATGGTATCTCGTACCAGATTCGAACTGGTGTAGTCACCGTGAAAGGGTGGTGTCCTAGGCCTCTAGACGAACGAGATATTGTTTGGTACGAGTAATCGGAATCGAACCGATACGCATTACGCGGCAGATTTTAAGTCTGCTGGGTCTACCGATTCCCCCATACTCGCTTTGTTTATACTACTCTAACTACTATTGTAATTAAGTCAAGCCATACTGAACTATAAGTAGCTTTAAGATGCTCTATATTTCTGATTGAAAGGTAAGGGCCACATACTACTTTGAAATCTTTTCCAGCGTTCCAGTCAGCTTTAGCTTCTTCGCTAGTTTTATACTCTCTGCCGTAAGCAGGCATAATCATTAATGGCTTTGAGTTCATAGATTATCCTTAAAGAATAATTATAACAAACTTTTACCAGAATTGTCAACTTTAATATTTTGAACTTGTTGAGTCTCGGCATTGTTACGTGTGAGTTTATCTTCGAAATCATCGTAAAGACCCATTTCTTGGCTAATACGAACCATTTCATCTAATGCCAGCTCTTGCTTGGCTTTTTGGTCTGTAGCAAATATTGCGTCCCAACGTGTTGCGTATTCTTCATTAGCTACGCTAAATGGTCTTGGCTTAGAGCCTTTTCCTCCGTCTGACATATTACCTCTTTAAATGTGTGATTGATTTTTGGGGTTGAGCGCCTGATTTAAGCACTTGAATTTCTGCAGCTAAATGATTCTCAACTCCAATTGTTCTGCTTTTAAAAGCATTAAACTCTTGTTGTTGTTGCTTATAACGCTCTTCTAAAACGATTAGCTGTTTTGTTTGGCCTTCTGTTCTTTGTCGTAACATATCAATTTGTGCTTTGTATGCTTCCATATAGCCATAATTAAATTGTGTTAGGGTATACATAGCAATACAAAGTGTTGCTAAAAACATACAAAACAGTTGATATACTAAAGTAGTATATGTATAGTAAATATTTTTTAAGTTTTGTAATAAATTCATATGTATAAATAAGAAAAGGCTTAGGTTTACCTTGGTTTGGTAAACCTAAACCTTTGTTTAGGGCTTCTGTTTTCTTTTATAGACTGGCTACTATCTGTCGGTATAGAATTGGTTGCGGCGGAAGGACTCGAACCTTCTAAGCGGAGCTTATGAGACTTGCTTTTACCCTGACTCACCGCGGTTTAATAACAGTTATTAAAAAGTTTACGTTCTTTATAGTTTTGCCAAACGGCCTCTAATCTTTGAATGTCTTTGTAATCTTTTGGATCTGATTCGCTGATAAAGTCTTCTAGCGTATAGGGCTTAAACATATCCCTAAATCGCTGCATTAAGTTACTTAACATCTTTAACGAATCCGTATAACTTGTTTGCTTCTTTTAGTACATCTTCAAAAGTGTACATTTTAGGAGCATAACTTTGCCAGTCTTCAGCTACTTTTTTACCTTCTTTTAGAAGTTGTTCAAAAGTGCGACCAGCAAAGTCTAAGTTAATTTCTTGTTGTTGTTTCAAGTAGTCTTGAGCCATGCTCAACATCTGTGCACGAATTTCAAAAGGATTCATTTTGAGTCCTTTTGTGGAAAAAATACTTTGCCCATTGTGTCCACTGAGTATTTGGACAATTCAATGTAGTTTTTAGCCATCATTTTAGCAAATGTTGTTTGAGCATCAATAAATTCATTGCAGGCTTTGTTGAGTGTTTCGTCTTTGTAAACTTGGTTAGTAAACTGGCGTTTTGAGGATTGAAATAGATCAATATAAAAATCGGGTGTAAACATAAAATTCCTTGTGTTGTGTGTGAAAAAATTCAAGAAATATTTACACAGCCCTGCTTGAATTGCTGTAAGGATAGTTTTCTGGTTTCCTTAAACCCGAGTGGTTATTAGAGTGCTGAGATTTTTGTTAGGGTACTTACTTTGTGCCCTACAATAGTGTCTGTTGGTTTGTATTTGCCATCTGCGTCAGGGCGATATACACGAATAAGTGCGCCTGGGTCTTCGGGAGTGCCAGTAATTTTAAAACTACTACCAGGTACTTGTTCGCTGCCGTTAGTAATCAGTTTAGTTACTTTTCCACGAGCAGTACCGCCACTGCTGCCCCAACTAACGCTATCTCCAGTTTTAACTTGTTTGGCTTTTTCAACTATTTGTTCTAGTTTTTCTGCATAAGTTTCAAATAACTTGATAACTCGTGCATTAAGCTCTTGGCGATTCATATTAATCTGGTGTGCCTGGTGCATCCGTGCCATCTTCAGGCATAACGTCATTGCCTGCACGAGCAGCATTAAGATTAGCAATTTGTGATACTACACCACTATCACTATAACCATCTTGTGCGTTAAACATTGGTAGTACTGCTGAATCTTGTGGATTAGGCATTTGTGCGTTTGGTGTACCCAACATATAAGTTGGGATACCTTCTGATGTAAAAGCTGTTGCCATAATAATTTCCTTATTCTGATTTGCCTAGACGACCCATGTCGCCTTCGTGAGTTACGCCATCGGCGACTGTGATATTTACTGGATAAAGCTCAACGCTTCCAGGAAGAATATCGCTTATATCTTGCCCCGTTTTAGGGTCAATTTTTTCAGCAAAACCTTCGTCGTAAGGTACGCCAAAACCTGTGGGGGTCATTTCCATTGATTTGATTTTCATATTAAATCTCCAAATTGCGGTTTAATTTGCCGCGTAATTGTTTGTGAGTCTTTTTATGCGCCCCACATTTACGCTTAATCATATGCACAACTACTAAGTTGCGCATTTTAGGTAGCTTTTTCTTTTTCATGATATAAGCACCGCTTGTGTTTTTTCGTAGTTTCGTAACTCTTCACGTTGAA